ACTATATTAGTACCTAACAGAGGTACGAACATAATATAAATTATAGTTCAAATTAACAATTTAACACTACACTATGAAAACAACAGATTTCAAAACAGAACAAGAAAAAAAGTACACAGAAAAAATGCGTAGCATTATTCTTCAACACTGCGTGACATGTCACCAGCAACTTGACCTTCTACAACTCAGATTAATAAACTTTGACGACCTAATCGTAGGCGTCCAAGATACTATTAAAAACACAACAAAACAATTAACACAAATGGAAACGGAAAACCCCCCTACCCCACTATTCGAACCGGCGGGAAAACCAACTCAACTTAAAAAAGTATAAATGGGACCAGCAATTTTAGGAGCAGCAAAAGGACTATCATGGTTAGGAGCCGGACTTGGAGGTTTACTCGGAATAGGCTCTTCAGCAGCCTCAAACATTGGCGCTAAAAACCGCCAAAACTTAGCTAACTCCCAAAATATAGAATTTTGGAACAAGCAAAACGCTTACAACACCCCAAAAGCCCAAATGGCCAGACTCAAAGCAGCAGGCCTTAACCCCGCGCTTATATACGGATCCGGTGCTACAAACACCGGAGTGGCGGGCTCAATCGCCCCGTCCAAACCCGCACCTTATAACATAAAAGACCCAACGCCAACGGCGATGAATGCAGCAATGCTAGCATCACAAATTAGATTACAAGATTCACAATCTTCAAAAAACAACGCGGAAACAGAACAAACACTAGGACTTACACCAGGAAGAATGTCTTCCCAAAATACAAAAGCCGAAATAGACAAAATAAAATTACAAGTACAAACAAATACAACATCTGCTCAAATAAAAACCATTATAGCAAACGCAGACCTTAAAGGATTAGAAACAACCATAAAAGCAGAAGACGCAAACATGGCAACAGCAGGATTCGTAAAAGGAAACTATATTGGAACAATATTCAAACAACTAGGTTTAAACCCTAGCGACCCAACAGATAAAAAAATTATTCAAGGAATAATAGGAACTATGTTGGGATCAACAATATTCAAAAACTTATCAGGAACAGCACAACAATTATTAAAATCCTTTACTAAAAAATAACTATGAGCATATTCAGCAAAGTGGCCATGCCACGCCCACCATCAAACACGTTCGACCTATCACATGATAGAAAATTCTCAGGTAGAATTGGAGAACTAATGCCAATCACATTACTAGAATGCGTCCCTGGAGACAAATTCTCTATTAAATCAACAAATCTTACAAGATTCGCCCCACTTATCACACCAATAATGCACAAAGCTGCAGTCTATTGTCACTTCTTCTTCGTACCAAATAGAATTCTTTGGTCAAATTGGGAAGACTTCATATCAGGAGGCGAAGACGGACTATCCGCACCAAATTTTCCACTAGTAGACACATCCTTAACAGGACTTGTCCCACCTTCATCATTAGCCGATTATCTAGGCTTACCAACATCAGACGGAGCCACTACTGGCGGAGATTATTCAAACACTCAAATATCTGCAATCCCATTTGCAGCATACAACAAAATATACAACGACTATTACAGAGACGAAAATCTTATAACAACACAAAGAGAAGACACACTTGTCGACGGAACCAATCCATTATTAGGAGTTACAGACCCAATAGCTAAAAGAGCATGGCAACATGACTATTTTACATCAGCTTTACCTTTCACACAAAGAGGACCAGAAGCAACAATACCATTAGGTGGAACCGCACCAATATCATATCAAAATGCTCCAGGTTACCCAACCGTTGTAAGAGATAACGCAGACGGTTCAGTTATAAACACAGTTACATTTGATTCAGTTGCAGCCCTTCAAACAAATTCTGGAGGTGAATTATTCTCACAATTACCATCTGCTAAATTATTAGACTGGGATAACTCAGCTGATTTAGTAGCAGACTTATCAGGCGCAACAGCATCATCAATCAACGACCTTAGACGAGCATTCAGACTACAAGAATGGCTCGAAAGAAACGCAAGAGGCGGAGCCCGATACATAGAAATCATAATGGCACACTTTGGCGTAATGTCAAAAGATGCCAGACTTCAAAGGCCAGAATTTCTTGGAGGATCGCAAACGCCTATCACTATCAGTGAAGTGTTACAAACCTCTAACCAGGCGGTCACCACAAATCCTAGTGATCAAACTCCCCAAGGAAACATGGCTGGACACGGAGTGTCAGTCGGTTCCTCAGACTACGTAACTTATAAATGCGAAGAACACGGATACATCATGGGTATCATGTCAGTCATGCCAATGACCGCATACCAACAAGGCGTACCCAAACATTGGTCAAAATTCGATAAATTCGACTATTATTGGCCATCATTCGCAAACATTGGCGAACAACCTATTTACAACGGAGAGTTATACCACACAAACACACCAGCAGACGACGATGCCATCTTTGGATACACTCCAAGATATGCAGAGTACAAATATATACCTAGTACTGTTCACGGAGAATTCCGAACATCACTTAACTTCTGGCACATGGGCCGAATCTTCGGATCAGCACCTGCCCTAAACCAAGACTTTATAGAATGCGACTACAATGAAGTTAAAAGAGTCTTCGCCGCACAAGAAGAAGAACACCTATACGTATACCTACACAACGAAGTAAAAGCTAACAGATTAATGCCTTACTACGGCACACCAACCATATAACATGAAATACTCAAAAAAACGATCCTTTAAAAGCGGATCTAAAAAACAAAAGAGAAAATCTAAAAAATTCAACTCCTACCGAGTTGCACGAGGTGGAATCAGACTATAACCTTAGGTTATGCAATGTTACACACCATTTAGAGTAAAAAACAGACATAAAGACATCAACAATCAAAATCTCATGATTGATGTCCCATGCGGAAAATGCTTGGCATGTAAAAAACGCCGAGCATCACACTGGTCATTCAGACTAAACGAAGAAGCCAAAGCTTCATCCAGTGCCGCTTTCTTAACACTCACATATGAAAACGTTCCAATATCAGAAAACGGATTTCACACCCTTAACAAAAGAGACTTCCAACTTTTCCTTAAACGACTTAGGAAAAAATGTGGAACTAACAAACTTAAATACTACGCATGCGGCGAATACGGATCATCTACTAATCGCCCCCACTACCATGCAGTACTTTTCAATCTACCTAAACACATTATAGCCCAGCCGCAAATACTTGCGGATACCTGGCAAAACGGACATATACACTTAGCGTCAAGCAACCAATCAACAATTAACTACGTCGTCGGATACATGACAAAGTCAAACTTTGAAAGAATAAACACACACGACGACAGACTAAAAGAATTTTCACTCATGTCCAAAGGCATGGGCATGGGGTATCTAACCCCAGCAATGAAAAATTACTACCAGAAAAGAAAACTTTTCTGCATCGTCCGAGAAAACGGACAAATCATATCTATGCCTAGATACTACAAACAAAAAATCTTTAAAAAAGAAGAACTTACAGAAATGTATAAAACCTGGATAGAAGAAAATCAACATGATTTCGATACCATGTTTAACTCATCAAAAGACGAACACGAATTCTATAAAAACTTAATAAGAAAAGACAAAAAAGAACAATTACTTAAAAGACAAACATTATGAAAAAACAAACAATCATCAAAACTCACTTTCGTACACAGTTCTCAAACTATAACGAAACAGGAAAAATCATGGACGACTCAATACTAACAGTACCAGACCAAAACTTATCAATACGAGAACTACTCGACAAACACTCCAGAGGAATACCTCTTGGAGTAACAGACAGACAAGGAGAATATTTCGATACCGAAATCCCTCGTCCAATGGACCTTACAGACATACCAAAATTCAAACAAGATTTAATCGATAGAGAAAAAATCTTAACAGATCAAATCAAACAAGAACAAAAAGCAGCTGCCGAAGCCGCAGAAGCTGCAAAACCAAAAAAACAAGAGAAAGCTCTTAGTCAAGACGAAGTCTGACGAAGCTAGCTTTATCAAAAAAGCGAATGCAATGAGCGCAAAAGCACTAATTACATACTTGATATATTAGTGCTAATTGACACTTAAAATAAAAAAACTCGCAAATAAAGGAGGCACGACGCAAAAAAAGAGGCAAATAAAAACAAAAACGTCAATAAACACAAAAAAACAAA